TACAATTAATACTTTAATTAAAAATATTAATAGTAATTATATTTATTATTATGATAATTCAAATATTAAAACATTTAAAAAAGAAGTTAAAGAAAAGCTATTTGAACTATTAGATAATAAAACAAATGAATTGAAAATAAATTCATTATCTTTAGTACCTGTTATTTCATTTATAATAATTACTAATAGCAATTATAATTATGTAATAAATTGTAATACTATATCTGATAAACTTACAAAATCTATTGATAAAAATATAAAAAATTTAATATCAAATTTAATATTTTTAATATCAAAAAATAAAAAAGAGAAAAGTAGAGGAAATAGTCCAATAGTTCTACAAACGAAGCCAGTCACACCAGTCACACCAGTCACACCAGTCATACCAGCGACACCAGCCACACCAGTCATACCAGCGACACCAGCGACACCAGCGACACCAGCGACACCAGTCACACCAGTAAGTAATCGTCCGAAGGTTAGACTTCGTATATCTGAGCTTAACTCCGCCTGATAGATAACTGCTTATATTTGATTTTGATTTTGATTTTGATTTTGATATGCATCTACTTTATCTAATTCTTCGGTAATACTTGATAATTCTACATTATTCCCAGTATCTTCTTCAACTACTTCTGTTCCTTCAGGTGAAGGGACTGGAGCCGCATTTGACGCAAAGGATTGTTTTCTTGATTCAAAAATAATATCGCGATTATCCATATTTTTCTTATATTCTTTCATTAGAGTATTTAGTTGAGTTTCTGCGTATTCTTGATTTTCAAGACTTTCTGGATTTGGCGACCATGGGCACCAACAACCCACTTGTGCAATATATATATTAAATTTATTATCAATTTTTTTCAAAAATTCGCAACGATTTTTTGCTTCTTCGATAGTATCAAATGTACCTCTAACTTTAATTCCTCTAATAGAGGTAATAAAGTTATTATCAATATGGTATTTTTTTTCTAATTCTTCATTATTAACAGATTTATAGAAATTAAATTGTTCATTAAGTTCTTTATAATCAAAAATATAATTATTATTTTCTTCAATAGTATTAATCATATCTTTTTGTTCTGGAAATTTTTCTTTTATTGAATCAACAAAAGATTTCATATCATTACTAAATTTCTCAATAAATTTACTAAAAAAATATACATCTTTATTAACAATAACATCTTCGGGGCTAAGAAAGGAAACCAATACAAAATTTTGTCCTCTAATAGGTTTATCTTCATCTAAATAATCTACCTCTTTCGTTGAAACAAGTTCTGCCATCTCTTTTAATATATTATATATATTTAATCTTATATATATTTTTATTTTTTTATTATGATATAATTTGAATTATTAAAAATGAGTACATAATAAAAAAAAATTTAGAAATTTATAGAAACTTTTAAAACTTTAAAAAAAAATAAATTATGTACTCATTTTATTAAATAATTATAATGACGGAATAATTTTATAATTCAAATCAACGCATATTTTTTTCCATATTTGATCCTGAACGTATAATTTCTCTCGACTTTTCAATAAAGGAAAATATTTTAAATACTCATTTAGTCCTAATATTTGAAAAAATTTATATAAAACATAACTATAAGACAGAAAGTTTTTCCTATCTTTCGGACAATGTTTTAAAAATGGAGCTTGAATACTTCTAAACATATTACATAACTTATCTTCTAATTCAGGACTAAATTGTGGTGTTGGGATGCCATTAATCCGATTAATTATATAATTAATATGTTCATAATATTTATTTATTCTTAATCTTTTTAAAATATCTCTCATTTTTAAATAAGTTATCTTCTTTAAATCTGTAATTTTCTCTTTTTTAATTTCTATTAAAATTCTTTCAAATATTTCATCAGGTATATCCGTACTTTCTTTCCCTTGAACTTGATTACACCATTCTCTAAAATGATTTATTCTCTTATAACAAAAATGAGATGTATCTTTGGTATTTTGTTTTAATATGGGTCTATTTTGCTCTACTAATAATAATTCTTGATATCCGCAAAAATTACATACTATTATAGCATCATATTGAAGACATGTCATAGTATTCTTACATACTTTGCAAATTTCTATATTTTCTTCTTCAACATTTCTAATATATTTATTATTTATTATAGCCATATATTTATCTACTAAAACACTTTTATCGTGTATAGTGTTATTATCAACACCTTTATCAGCTATAAGATTATTAGAATATATATCATCATTGTCTTTATTGTCATAACAACATATATTTTCATTTATAGATAATTTTTCATTATCTATATCATTCTTTTTATCATTTATATTATTTAATGCCTCTAAGATATTTTTTGTATTAACATTTATACATTTTTTTTTGCTATCCTTTTTATATATTTTTGATTTATTATTAGAATCTTTTAAATAATTTGTATGTTGATTAATATCTGATTGTTTGCTTATTGTATCATAATATTGAAATAATATATCACTTGTATTTTTATAATATTCAATTTCATCTAACTTGTTTAATTCGTTTAATTTTGATTTAATATCTAATATTTCTTCGCTCAACTCTATATTGCTAAACCATAATTTTGTATTTAATTCCTTGTCTTTTGTATTATTAATTATATTTAATATATTATTTTTCTTGTCTAAGCATATATTAAGTTTATTATTATAATATAATTTTTCTTTATCGCTTTTTTCGAAGTCTTTTATTATATTATTATGCATAGCATCTAATGTAAATGTTTCATTTATATCAGCTGATACCTTTTTTTTTGATGACTTCTCTTTAAACATCATTATATTTGAATTATAAATATTAAGGTTTATATATAAATAAAATTAAGTTAAATTTAAGTTGTGTTATATAATCTATATTTTTTTCTCCTCTAATAGTATAAAGAATATAGCGTAAATGGGTGGTGGTCTTCTTCAATTAGTTGCTTATGGTGCCCAGGATGTTTATTTAACTGGTAATCCTCAAATTACCTTTTTCAAAGTAGTTTATCGTCGTCATACTAACTTCGCTATGGAAGCTATTCAACAAACTTTTAACGGAAATGTAGGATATGGAAATACTGTAACTTGTCAAATATCACGCAATGGCGATTTAATTAACCGCATGTATTTACAAGTTTCCGTACCAAAAAGAATTGGCACTACTGCTGCAGACTCATATGTTAACTTCTTAGGTCTTCGATTAATTAAATCTGTTGTTATTGAAATAGGTGGTCAACAAATAGATAAACATTATTCTGATTGGTTATACATATGGAATGAATTATCTTTACCTGTTGGCAAAAGATATGCTTATGAAACTATGGTAGGCGCTGATAAAGATATATTATCAACAAGAGATAGTACGCTATATATACCATTAGAATTTTGGTTTTGCCGCAATGTAGGTCTATCATTACCTTTAATAGCTCTACAATATCACGAAGTTAAAGTTAAAATAGAATTTGAAACAAAAGTTAATTGCTGTTTATCTGGTACTACTATTGCTAATATTGCTAATATAACTAATGCTTCTTTATGGGTTGATTACATATTCTTAGATACTGATGAACGCAGAAGATTTGCTCAATTATCACATGAATATTTAATTGAGCAATTACAATTTACAGGTTCAGAAACTCTTAATAAAGGAACTAATAGAATTAAATTAAACTTCAATCATCCTTGTAAAGAATTAATTTGGGTTGCTAAAAGCAAAGGAGCTTTCAAAAAAGACAGATGGTATGATTATAATTTTGTAGATGCTGCTGTAACTGATGACCTTGATTTATCTAGAACAAGCAATATTATATACCAAGTTGATCCTGAAGTTTATAAAAATCCCTTAAAAAGTGCTATTTTACAATTAAATGGCAATGATCGTTTTGCTGTTAGAGAAGGATTATATTTCACTCACGTACAACCTTATCAACATCACACTAATGTACCTGTTAATAACCCCATCAATGTATATTCTTTTGCCTTAAAACCAGAAGAACATCAACCAAGTGGAACTTTAAATATGTCTCGTATTGATACAGCAACTCTAATGATTGAAGCTGAAGACCCTGGAACATCTGCCAATTATACATATGATGGCATTAATATATATGCTGTTAACTATAACGTATTACGTATATTATCCGGAATGGGTGGTTTAGCTTATTCTAATTAATTTAATAAATGTGTTATATATATTCCTTTTTTTTTTCTCCTCTAATAGTATAAAGAATATAGCGTAAATGGGTGGTGGTCTTCTTCAATTAGTTGCTTATGGTGCCCAGGATGTTTATTTAATTGGTAATCCTCAAATTACCTTTTTCAAAGTAGTTTATCGTCGTCATACTAACTTCGCTATTGAAGCCATTCAACAAACATTCAACGGAACTCCTACTTTTGGTAATCGCGTAACTTGCCAAATATCAAGAAACGGTGATTTAATACATCGTGTATATTTATCAATAATTGATTATAGTTCAACTGAACCAGTATGTCCTTATTTTGGTCTTCGTTTAATAAACTATGTTGAAATTGAAATAGGTGGTCAAAAGATAGATAAACACTATTCACACTGGATGTATGTATGGAATGAACTTTCATTACCTCATCCTAAAAAAGAAGCTTACAAAACTATGGTAGGGGCTAATAATAAACTTGCAGCACTTACTAAAGCTAATTTATATATACCATTAGAATTCTGGTTTTGCCGCAATGTTGGTTTAGCACTTCCTTTAATTGCTCTTCAATATCATGAAGTTAAAATTAATATTTTATTTGAAGATAAAATTAAATGCCAAGGATCAGCAACTGCTATTGCTGATTTATCATCAGTGAACTTATGGGTAGATTATATATTCTTAGACACCGATGAACGCAGAAGATTTGCTCAATTATCACATGAATATTTAATAGAACAACTTCAATTTACTGGTTCTGAAACTATATCAGCAAAAAGCATGAAACCTAAATTATCTTTCAATCATCCCTGCAAAGAATTAGTATGGTTTTGTTCTTCAGATTTTGACACTAATCAAATTGTTAAAAATAAAAATTGGGTTAACTATTCTACCGAAGTTAACAGCTATGCCGCTGGTAATACTGAACTATATAAACCTACCAATGCTATAACTTCTACAAACCCTATTGAAAGTGCTAAACTTGTATTAAATGGCAATGATCGTTTTTCATCAAGACCTGGTTCTTACTTTAACTTAATCCAACCTTATCAACATCACGAAAATATTCCATCTAATCCCGGAATAAATGTTTATTCATTCGCCTTAAAACCCGAAGAACATCAACCGAGTGGCACACTAAACATGTCTCGTATTGATACTGCTGTTCTAAATTTAGAATTAGATAATACCTTTGCTACTACAACTTTTGCCAAAAATCTCAATGTATATGCGGTTAATTATAACGTTCTTCGTATATTATCGGGTATGGGTGGTTTAGCTTATTCTAATTAAATAATTTATTAGATTACTAAATTTATAAATAAATGTTGTTAAATGCTATAATATTCCTTTTTTTTTTCTCCTCTAATAGTATAAAGAATATAGCGTAAATGGGTGGTGGTCTTCTTCAATTAGTTGCTTATGGTGCCCAGGATGTTTATTTAACTGGTA